CGGGAGCGATGGGACTAGCTCAAGTCGCTACAATCAGGAGGACAAAATTCGATGACTCAGCCTTCCAAGTCGATGACTCTGTTGATGATGGAGGTTTAGACAATTTAGGAGGAGGCGGAGGAGGAGCGTCTGCTGCTGCAGACACAGCCCCCCAAATAGACTTAGGATTCTTAGGAGAAGGGGCAGGAGGTTCAGTCCAAGCCTACGTCATATCAGAAAACGTAACAAATCAGCAACAAGCCGACCAGTTAGTCGCTGACCAAACAACCTTATAAAAATGAAGATAATTGAATTAGTAATCGACGAAGAGGCTGAGCTATTTGGCATCGACGCCCTGTCAATAGTTGCGAAGCCTGCTATCGAATCCAACTTCTTAGCCCTTAACGAGGACAGAATCACACTAACCGAAGCCGATGCTGATAGACGCATTTTAATCGGGGCAGCACTAATCCCCGATAAGCCGATTTATCGTCAAGACGGAGAGGAGGAGTTTCACGTTTACTTTTCTAAGAAGACAATCAGGAGAGCGATGGAGCTATTTTTCAAGTTCGGGAATCAAGGGAACACGACCCTCGAACACGAGCACAAATTGAACGGACTTTCTGTCTGTGAATCTTGGATAGTTGACGACCCTCAAATGGATAAATCGAAGCTCTACGGCTTGGACGTTCCGAAGGGGACTTGGATGGTTTCTGTCAAAGTTGACAACGACGCAATTTGGAAAGATTGGGTCAAATCCGACAAGGTAAAAGGCTTCTCTATTGAGGGCTTTTTCATCGACAAAATGCAAGCAAAAAAGTCGTCGAAATTGATGTCAGAATTGACCGAAATTCTACGAAATACTGAAAGTAAACAAAATTGAGCTAAAGGGGCTTTTTAAGCCGTTTAAGCAACTATCTCTTCTCTGTGGTATTAGACCCTTACTTCCTTGAGATAATCGAAACGCCTATTCCTGTTGAGATACAGAGGCGAAAATATTATGTCAAATAGAAAAACTTTTTAGCAATTTGTAAGGATTGCCCCCCTTAAATCGTTATATAAATATATTCCCTAAACAATGACTCTATCAGAACGAATCAACGACTTGTTTAACAAGTTCGACGTCAACCTTAAGACGCAAGAAATTGAGGTCAACCTAGAGGCTCAAGCAGTCCTCGAAAATGGTACAATCATCTACACGGACGCAGCATCTTTTGAGGAGGGAGCTGATGTGTATATCATCAACGAGGAAGGCGAGAAGATTCCACTTCCTGACGGAGACTACACTCTAGAGGATGGAGGCTCAATCAAAATCTCTGACGGAGGCAAGGTGGCAAAAGCCGAAGTCGTAGAAGAGGCGGACGACACCCCCCCAAAGGCAGGAACAGCTCCGTCGTCATCTGCTAAGAAAGGAGGAGGCGACCCACCAAAGAAGGGCAAGAAGTCAGCTCAGGAGAAGTTGGCAGAAGGAGAAGCGGACGTTGAGGATTGGGCAGGTATGGAGAAGAGAATCAAAAACCTTGAGGATGGCATCGCTGACCTTAAAGCGAGACTTGACGATAAGAGCGAAGTCGTCGACGCTGAGGAAGTAGTAGAGGAGGAGAAGGAAGAGGAGAGAGTAGAATACTCAGCTCAGACAAAACTTCTTAAAGAGCTAAAGACTCAACTAGAAGCTCAGTCAACTCAGATTACAGAACTAAAGTCACAAGCTGCGTCGGAAGGCGTGAAGCGTGCGACGCCTACAGCTCGCAAGACTGAGCCTGTAGACCTAACGAAACTTTCAACAGAAGAGCGAATTAAGGCTCTATATAATCAATTTAATAAAGCCTAAATAACTACAAAATGGCAAATGCAACAATCAACACGACATACGTCGGGCAGTTAGCTACCCCCTTTGTCGCACCTGCGATTTTAAGCGCAGATTCTATAGCTAAAGGTTACATCTCAGTTCTTGAGAATGTACGTCACGAGGCAGTCCTCAAGAAGTTCACAGGAGGAGCAATCGGAGACAGAACTTGTGAATTCACAACTGCTGCAGGTCAGCTAGTTCTTTCGGACGTAACTCTTACGACAGCTCAGCTTCAAGTGAACGAGCAAATCTGTAACTTTCAACTAGCTCAGGATTGGGCTGCAGCTCAAATGAGAGGAGCTTCTGCAGGATGCCCTGCGAACTACGCAGCTTATTTGTCTCAGCACGTTGCTAAAGTTGTAGCTGCTGACGTTGAGAATAATATGTGGGACGGAAACTTCGACCCGTTAGGGGCAGGAGGAGTTCCTGCACACACGAGTTTCAACGGGATAATGTTTCACTACTTTATGTCAGCTCAGACTTACCAAGCAGGAACAGCAGGAGCTTGGCAAGGTTCAGACCCTGCAACGGCAGCGACTTACGTGCTTGCTCACTTAGAGACAGCATCAGGATTGATTCCTGACGCAATCGTGGGAGACCCAGATACGAAGCTCTTTATGTCACGCAAGTCAGCTCAGTTGTACTATCAAGCTCTTGCAGCAACTTACAACCTTCCTTTCTTAAATGATGGGATGGTGGCACGTTACTCAGGTTACGATATTGTAACTCCTGCAGGCTTCCCTGATGACTGCGTAGTGTTCTCGAAGATAGACAATCTTTACTTCGGAACTAACGTTCTTACTGATATGATTGAGGCTCGTATGTTAGACCTTACAGGGGTGACAGGAGACGCTGTGACTCGTGTAGCTATGCTATTCGATGCAGGAACTCAAATCGTTGACGAGGCTTCTATGTGCTCAGTTTACCGCACATCATAATTTAACTCGGATAAGAGAGGAGGGGCAACCCTCTTCTCAACTCCACAATCTCTAATTCAATGGCGTGTAGCACGACAATAAACGGCAGAGCTTTACCTTGTAGGGATTCGCTCGGAGGCATCAAAAAGATTTGGGTAGTTAGCTCTTACGACGGAGCAGCAACAAAGTCATTCGTTGACGGAATGTGGGCTGCTGTCTCTGCAGGAGCAGTTGCAAACGCAAATGCTGCGACTATCCTTAAGGACTACGATATGCACAAGAATACAGGTACGTTCACTCAGACGCTTAATGCGTCAACTGAGAACGGAACTATCTTCTACACTCAAGTTGTGAGCTGTGTATTCCCTAACGAGGTAGCAACGGACATCGCAACTTTCCAAGATATGATAAAGGGACGCCTAGCGATAGTCGTTCAAGACGTCAATGACAATTACTTCTTGATGGGTCACACTAGAGGCTGTGAGGTCTCTGCAGGGTCTGTTGAGTCAGGTACTGCGATGGGCGACTTTAACGGATTGAAGTACGAGTTCACAGCAGAAGAGAGCATCGCTGCTCCTTTCTTGGACAATGGTGGTGCAGCCTTAACTTTCACAGCGAGCTAAAAACTAGCAAGCACTTTAACTGATTAGGATAGGGGGAGGCATACGCTTCCCCTTATTTGATTAAGATGATTCGACTACAGCCAAATACAGCAGCACAAACGCTCTACGTTTCCCCCTTCCAAGCGAGGAAATATCTCACGACGTTCACTAAGTACCTTGTCGAGTTTAAGGGTATGGCAACGAGCAAGACCTTTCGCCTTATTCTAAGCACCACCTCCGACAATTCACGCTTCACATCGGCAACGATTGGAACGAATACCGATGACGCTGTTAACGGAAGCATCAAAATCGAGGATTCAGGCTTTTACACTTTCACTATCTACGGACAGACCTCATCTTCTAATCTCGACCCTACAGACAGCTCGGTAGTGGGCTTCTGTCAGAGAGGGATTATGCAGATAGTCGGGGATGAGGCGTGGACAATTCCTTCAATCACAATCCCCGATAACGTGGTATATTACGAATAACAAATGGAACTAATAACTCTCTCACAATACGAAGAGCAATCCTTTGAGGAGAAGTCCTCAGGAAAGGGATGGATAAATTACGGAGAGGACAACCTTTATCCTCAGTATCTAGTCAACCTTTATCAGAAGTCAGCAACTCACAACGCCCTTTGCACGTCAATCGCTTATATGATATTTGCAAAGGGAGTGCAAACGGACTCTCTCGACGCCCGATTGAAGGCTGAGGAGTGGTCTCTGAACGATGAAATCAGGAAGGCTTGCTTGACCTTAAGATTCAAGGAGGTTTCGCTCTAGAGGTCATCTATTCAATCGACAGAACTACGATTTCTAAGGTTAGACACCTACCCTTTGAGAATGTACGCTCAGGAGAGGTCAACGACAGAGAGGAGGTAGACTTCTACTACTATTCTCGTGATTGGTCTGACTCATCTATTGACCCCCAATGCGTGCGAGCTTTCGACCCTAACGACTGCAACGACCACCCGACTCAAATAATGTATGTAAAACCCTTCTCGGTAGGGTCTTTCTACTACCCTAAGCCTGATTATCAAGGGTCAATCTCTTACGTTGAGCTAGACAAGGAGATAGGAGTCTACCACATCAACAACATCAAGAACGGGCTAGCTCCTTCTTTTACTATTCACTTCAAAAACGGAACTCCTGCCCCCGAAGAGAGAACTCGAATCAGGACAGACATCGAGAATCAGCTTGCAGGGGCAACCAATGCAGGCAAGTTCATCATCACCTTCTCAGACCAACCTGACAGGAAGCCTGATTTTGAGCCCTTTCCTCTTAGCGATGCAGACAAGCAGTATCAATTCCTCTCGACTGAGGTTACGGATAAGATAATGGTCGCTCACAGGGCTGTGTCGAGTGCGATGTTCGGAGTTAAGTCGGCAGGACAGCTTGGCAACACTCAAGAGCTTGCAACAGCCTCTGAGCTATTCGATAGCCAAGTCATCGAACCCTTCCAAAGGGTCGTCAATAAAGCCCTCATAAGCCTATTTAGAGCTGCAGGGATTGCCGATGTCGTTACTCTACGGGTGACAGCAGAAGA